CTTGTACCTCGTCATAGGGCAGTTCATATTTGTAAAACAAATATAAAATCTGCCTTACGAACTTAACGCATTGTGCGTCTGGATCGGGAAGGAGAGAACCGTCTATATGGAATATACGTTCGAACATTTCCCCCAAAAAGATGGGCAAATGACTATCGCTGCGCACAGCAAAGCGCACAACGGTAGGGTCGAATCGTATACAACCTGTAAGCGCCTGATCAAGGTGCCTACCAAGACGGGGAAGATTCTTTGTTAAGAATCCCACTCCTTCAGAGAGATACCTGTTTCTAACACATTGCTGTGTTAGCCGCAGTGATCTTGTGTTAAACACTCCAAGTGACGCGTGAGCGTCTGCGAGAAGTGCAGCGATGATTTCACTTTCATCTAGGCTCTTAGCAGCTTCCATATGGTAAGCTTCCTAGAGAGCATGCACACACTCGCAGACTACAAACGAGAGAATCAATAGCAATACTGGTAAACCAGTACGCCCATTGATCCGCCCGAATCCACTTACCCTTGCGAGTAAGTGGGTTCCAAGGACTCCAACATTGAATAAGTCCTCAGAGTAGTCTCGACATGACCTAGTGAGTATAATTCTCATATATATGAGCAATTTTTACTGCTTGAGTCATGGTCTTAGTATCCATTTCTTTGTTTTCACAAAGAGATGAGAGTACAGTGTCGAGAAGTGGCGTCTTGGCATTACTGCTAAGTAACCACACTCGGAAACTACGTCTGGTTTTATAGCGACTCCAACGTTCTTCTAAATCCTGCATGAGAAAAATCTCATACTGGTCAAGAAGCCATTGAAGAAGTTTAAGGACTTGCGGCATCGCTGTCGCAATAAGGCTCGCATCGTAACGGAGACGCAACTCATCACCTCGAGTAATAAACTCGTCGATGATGATAGTGTCACCCGTTACAGCGCGAACCCATTTATCAGTGTTGATCAGCATGTCCCAGATAATAGTATCTGGAGGACAGACGCTGAGTGGACTAACTAATGTGCTTTTCATGTGGTCTTTCAGTTATTGAGACCGGCTGTCTACTTCCTTTTTAGGGACTCGATATCCGGCCACAAGGCCGAAAGTTAAATCCCACCCGAAAGCAGATTAGAAGCGCCCGTGCCCGTGCCATCAAACAGAACCGTTGTCGCAGCGCCAGTTGTGGCGCAAAACGACATTAGGTTCGCCAGAAGATCGGCGGCCATAGTGTTACCCGTTTCGTTACCGATTTGTCGGTCCAAAACGATGTAGGCACTATCCCGAATGGTCTTCAGGTTATCGACTCCTCCAACACTCGATTTATCGAATCGAATGACAGAGCGTCGACGTTTGGTGAGTCCGGAACCACTCTCTTGATGAGAGATGATCATCCGGTACGGAAAGGACGGTTGTTCGGTAATTAATCCGAACTCCGACCTACGGTCGCCAGTACTGAGGCGTTGGAATTCAACCTCCGCTCCAGCACTGTTCTTGATCTCGTTTGTATTAAGTGTGTTTGCTAACATGCTTACAGTGAGCTTCTAAAGCTCTGGAATGCTTTACCGCATTCTAGTGTGAGGGTGTCTCCCAGCCGTATTGGTTAGGGCCACACCCAGACTAAGCTCTACTGCGCTCAGTCCACTCCCAAATAGGGAGGTAGCACTTGCTGGCAGTTGAATGTCTCGACGATAAGTCGATTCAAACAACGTTGGCAAGTATATCTCAGGAACAGTTGGTTGATAGTAGTTACCCGTACCGGGGGTACCCGAACTCTTAAACGAGGTCGAAGTACGCTGGTAGCGGGCCCAACTCCAGAGATATCTATGTATGCTTAATTGCGGTTCCATGTTAATGGACTTTTGCTGGCTGAGCCATTTCGAAACCGAAATGACCCAGTCAATAACAAAAGACCAGGGGATTGCGTTCCAAATAATCTGTGGGTTAAGGTTAACCCCTAGAGTATCTAATAACGTCAATAACCGAGCATTCTCAGTTTGGTATCGAGTAAAGTAGGTACTATACTCGAGTTCCGCATGGAATTCAG